CTATTTCAGATATTTTGCGCCTTCTTCCAACCCCAATGAGTACGATTTCTTAACCGTGGCCTTGGTGTGCTGCAACAGAAGATTTTCAATTTCAAAAGCCGTGTCTTGAGCTAGGCTGCCCGAATAAATAATTTCGTTTATTTTAATCAAATATGCACCTTCATCTAAAACAACATCTGAAATCTCTTGTGACCTCTTTTCAATAATAGGGTCAATCCATTCGTTTAGCATGTGCGACACTCCTATGATGGGACGTTTACTGGCAATTATCTTTCATGTATACTCACGTTGAATCAATTTCTTGTGGGGCAATTTTGGCTATCCTGGCAGGGATGCCAACCCACATTAAGCGCCTCTCTTAGGAAGGCGTTTTTTTCACATCCTTCCCCCTAACAAGAACTTGCGTTCGCGTTATTCTATTTTTTTGAATCTCTTACCCCTTTTATATCAACTATCATGTTATGGCGTAAAGGGGAAAAATGTCGTATGATGTCGAACCCATTTGCGCTATCCTAGGGTAGATTGATATTGACAATGAAGATAAAATATGATAATAAAACCCGACCATTGGCCGGGTTTTGTCAGTTTCTTAATATTTTCTTTAATGCCCTGTGCTTTGGTTTGGATATAGGACACGTATAATCCGTGTCTTTAAAAGTCACTATGATGCCAAAACTTTGTTCTATAAAGCCAGCAACTTTGGATACATTTATGAGGTGGCCTGGTGTGGCCGGGTAAAGATAGGGGAATGCTCCTTGGCAGTGACGCATGGTAAGAGCAACCACATAAAATCCACCAGCATAATATAAACGCGGCACATGATAATTCTTTTTAGGGTCCCACATATCTAAAAAAAACATATCTTTAGCGGGATAAAGTCCGGCTTTAGAATTGCACGTACCGATAATAAAACGCTGATCATCTGGACGTTTATTTGCTGCTTCCATTAATTCAGTCAATACAACCGAATTGAGTTTATTAACGCTGGTATGTTTATCGCCTCTAAAATATACCTTACCACCATATTCGCCCGTTTCTGATCTGGAGACATTTTTTAAATTAACTAAGTTACCTGAGTCCAAGCTAATAAAATCGGGGAATCCATCAGCGAATTCCCCGTGTGTTGTAGGAGCGGTGAAGTTTCCATCCGTTGTAATGAAGAAGGGTATTTCATAATTGGACTTCGGTATCCATCTCTCTACACACACTAAATCATTTTCAAAAAATGAATACCTATTTCCAAAGTCCCCACTTGGAAGTATCTCGGGTGCAAAAATTTGTCTGTTTTCCATATGAGTATGTTCATTTCTTTTTTTAATTCTTTTTTAATTCTTGTGGTACAGGCATTGCGCCTACAAGCGTTTTCTCACATTTAGACGATTTTTCTGCATCTTGTACCAACCTTTTTGATATAAGACGTGCGATTCCCTTTTTCATCGTTGCTCACCTCCCTTCTTCGGTAAAAGTAGAATGGCCTGAGCCATGAAAGATAGAGCAATTATAGGTGATTGGAATATAAAATTAGTGATTACGACAGCTAACGAAATCCATTTTAAATATGGGTCTAATCCCGAAGGATTAAGGTCCTCAGATTTGCGAGGGGCCACCCATAAGACCACTAAAGCTGTTATGGATGTAAGCAAGATTGTGCCATCATGTCCAAGATGTATTAGAGGTATACTAGCGAAAAGCGTTGCAGAAAATAAGGCACAGAATGTTAAAGAACGAAAGTGGAACCCGCCCGAGAACTTTCTAAGTGCTACAAAACTGAAAAAAGCCAAAAGGGCATTTAAAATATCACCCAGTACCCATCCAAATAGCACTGTAAGTATTAACCCCGTATACCAATTAAGCTTAATCCCGATTGCGTAGGTCAATACTTCGACGCTGCCGGGTCCATCTGGATCAGCTTTTTTTATTTCGCTCGCTATACGCTTCGAGAGCTTTTCTAGCATCCTCGTAATCGCTCCTCTTGGAGAAGATATAAGAAAGGGCAAAAGTGAACACAGACACCAACAGTATTGCAAGCGGGTTTAGATAGTATAAAAGTAATACTCCTGAACTTATCGTTATTGCCGAAAACAAAGTGCTTGTTAGTACCATTTTATTTTCTTTAGTGTTATAGTCTTCCTTCCAAATGAAATCATGTGGAGGTGCTGATATAAAAGAAAAACCTGTGCCGTATAGCTTAAAAAGCGCGGCAATGAGATAAGTGATTAGTATAGATGTACCTTGCAATAAAAACACTTGCAGAGATGCGTTTTCCTTTAATACGCCTATCTGCATTATGTCAAAAAACTTATATACATAAAAAATAGCCATTTGCATAGTGGCATAGGCACTTATGGAAACTCCCAATATAAAAGCAGACCAGTGCAATTTTATTTTTAACCCTATACGAAGAAATATTGAAAATAGTGCGTACTGCAAAGGCAAGTCCAACTTAGGTACGTTTAGTAAAATCCGCATCAAAAAGGATACGAGAGATATAACCACAGCAAAAATGATAATCCTGTATTTATACTCTTTAATGGGTAGCATATACAAGGCCAAAGGGAAGACGATTATGGCTAGTGCATCAAACACCCCAATAATTATATAAATCAAATTGGTTAACACCTTACACCACCCTATATTTAATTTATCTTAATTATATAGTGGTGTATTGCGTAAGCAAGAGATTTTACAAATTTACGGATATAATATCCTCCAACTTAATCCAACTAAAATCATCCTCACCACGAAACAGTTTTACTTCGCGTCTTGCGGTGTTAATTGACGTAACTACACCAGTCATGTCCGTGTGTTGTAAGACTCTATTAGAGCCTGCTCAATCAATTGTACCTCCTGATCGTCCAACTCCGGTTTACCACGCCGCTGACGGTCTTTCATTAGCTTCAGACAAGCCTCTTTATGCTCCGGCAGAATAATCCGCGAACTCTCCCACAAACCATTGCCCTCAAGTTTTTTTCCCATGTATGTATCCCCCTACACAATATTATGTACAAATTATAAAACGAACATACGTTCCATTCAATAGTATGTAGAAATTACTCAGAAGTTTTCTACTAGCAAATTATTCCTACTGCTGATAGACTATTTATGAAATGAAGGGACTTGTCCAATTCAAGGAGGGTGATAACAATGTTATATATTGGGTGGGCAATACTCATAAGCGGAATACTTTATAATAAATTCAGTGATGCTCAAGAATTCAACATTAACTGGGGAATAATTGTGGGACTATTAGCTATATTATATGCTTTATCAGAAAACTACATAAAGACAAAAAAAGCACAAAAAAGTTGAAATATCATTGAATCTAAAAACACCCTACCAGCAAAAGCCAGTAGGGTGTTTACTTTAATCAGTTACAGTTGTCTGTGCTACAGAAGCCGTATCTTGTAATGTTTCCGGTTTCTGGCTTACTACGTTCTCTGCTCCAGTAGCTTGTGAAAGGATTGCTGTGACTTGAGCTGCCAATGATGATACTGCCTCCTTAGCAGCCGCTTGAGTAGCTTCTTCGTTCGGTTGTGATTCTGTAACGATTGCCTTCGTTTTGGATTTATACTCCAAATATGCCCTTTCTATTGCGGATCGAATCTCTACAGCCGATACAGTAATGCCCTGTTCTGCCAAACGCAATGTAGTATACTGTAACGCCTCCTGAAGCTTGCGCTCTCCCCCGGCTTCTTTAAACGCTGTTTGAGCAAAGGCAAAGCCTTCTCCTGCTATCTTATGAATTACTTCCCTTTGTGCTGCCGTTGTACGCGCTTCTAGCCACACGTTAACCTTAGCTTTAAGCTTATTCAGACCTCCTAAGACAAACGCTGTAAGCACACCCGCAGCGGCTGTAACAATGGTATTTACGTAAGGCTGTACAGTTTCGATAATTGTTTGCATGATTATTTAACCCCTTTCGTTATTAACGTTGCGATTTTATTTTTTGAATCCCAGGACACTACTCCGCCGTAAGCCTCTGCAATTGGCTTGAGCTGCACATAAGCCGTGTCCTTTACAAGTTGGACAGTTTGCAGTTTGGCCCCGTTTAAATAAGCTTCCTTGCGGGCGTTGTCCCAACGATAAGACAAGCCCAAGGCATTTGCCAAAGACCGCAGCGGTACATAGGTTCTGGAGCCATACAGAAGCGCTTTCCCCACGTCTTGACCATTGACGCGAAACATGCCGGATGTAGCAGATTCTGTCTGTTGTGCAGGGACGACAGCGCCGAATCGCTTATGCAACTGGTCTGCCGTTCCATCAAATTCGTTCAGATCCACGTTCCCTTTTATCCCAGCTACCTTGCCGCTGTCGCTGTATTGCCAAATATCCCAGCGTTTCCACGTCACTGTGTCGCTTGGGACGCGAGTATCACTGTAGCGTGCTATCCATAGTGGGTATCCGCCCAAGGAAGCGTTAAAATTGGCAGCAAAGGCGTTGCCCGTATAAATGATAGGCTTGCGCCCCGTAAGGCGCTCCAGCTCCAGCAGAAAAGCTAACGCTACCATATTAATGAGCGTTTTGGACAGGTCCCCCGGATTGTTTTCATAATCCATCACCGCCGGAAGGTCCAGCGTTTTCGCACCGCCAACCTGATCCAACACCTCAGCGAAATGCCGCGCTTCCGCTTTGGCTGCATCAACACTAGTTGCGTCTAAAAAATGATAAGCTCCCAGCAATACCCCTGCTGATCTGGCTCCTTTTGCATTTGTGGTAAATGTCCGATCGACGTAACGTTGTCCCTGACTTGCTTTGATGAAGGCAAATGAGATACCATCAGCCTTGACCGCTTTCCAATCAATATTGCCCTGATAGCGAGATACGTCGATCCCCTGCGCATTACCTTTTTTCCTTGCTTGCATCCTCTTTTTCTCCTTCCTGATTACCACCCTTACTTCTTAAAACCTCCACAGCCTGCCGGATCACTGCCGGAATGGGCACGCCGATCCTCCCACCGTTTTCAAAGATGGATAACAACTCGTTTGCCATATAAAAATAGGCGACTGCATCCCTAAAAAGGTGCGAATCGCCCAAGACTCCATCTATTAAATGGGATATAGCTACCATTGCAAAAATAAAAACTTTACGTGCGATACCAATAAGACCGATCTTACTTTTCAAGCCCGGTCCAGTTCCTTTCTTCCCTTCCACACCAGCAGCAATTAGCCCAGACGCATAATCAAATATGACCAGTGCAAGCAACACCCCCAATACTCCCGACCACCCACCATAAAGATACGTCACCGCGCTACTTCCTAAAGCGGTGCTAAATTTTAGAACTTCCCACTTGTCCACTTGCTTCCCCCGTCTCCGTGGTCAGGAAACTTTGCCTGACCTATAAAAGTAAAGCCCCCCGACCACTCACCGAGGGCATAAAAATAGCGCATCCGATTGGATACACTGGCTAAACATTTTGTGGTGTTGCTAATATTGCCTTTTGTTCTTCCTCACTAATAAATTTTGGAGTGTACAAAATTAGCCGTTGCTCATCAACTTTTTTCATGGTCCACATATTAAGCAGAAATGAATACATCTATTTCACCTCCCTCCCGTTAGGATTTATTTGTAACATCCATAAGAGCAAGCATAGCGGCTTCTGTGCTGTCCTGGCGCGCCCGTAACTCACTTACTTGGTCTGAGAGTGGCGCTTGAGGCTCGGGTTTTGTATCCACATAAACAAACTCCATCTTGCCAGTGTCCGGGTTAACGATGTAGGACTTTGCTCGCTGGAAGTCTTCGTAATACTGTCTATAGGTTAGCTGCAATACCTCTACCTGTGCCGGGTCATATCCCTTGAGTTGCGGATAAAATCCCATATCGTCCGCTTTTGTTGTTTCACGGGCAAAGTCGCTTTCGATTTCCGGCGTGATGAAGATTACCTCACCGCTTGATTTTCTCCAGTAAACTTTCGATCCAATTTGCATGATAATCACCCTTTCTATTATTCGTAAGCTTCCCACTCATAGGCTGTTATCCTACTGATCGGGCTTCCCCCAGCGTAGTCATTTATATAGCTACCTGCCAAGGTAGCTGTGAACCCGCCTGATTGTTGTACGAATCCGCGTAAAGCAATGGTGTTGTTCATTCTACCCCGTAGGGTTCCTTGGGCCGAAGTCGAACAAGGAATCCAAGCATCTAACCAAAGCGTGCCCTCTGTTTCATCTAGTTTCACATGAACATATACTTTCGAAGGAGTAAAACCCATAGAGTTGACGGATAGCTGCATAGTTACATCTTGCCTCCAGCCAGTGGCCGAAGCTGTCTGACCGTTGAACGTGCCAGAGGCAAACCGTTTAACTGGTAGGTTCGTAATTACTGCTGCTATCTGATCGCTACTCATATCAGAACTGGCGCCTCCAAATTTGCCGTTGATCGCGCCTACGATTTTATTTTTAAAATCAACGGCTTGCGTAAAAGCTTGGTCTGCCCGGCTGTATGCTTCATTTGCTCGGTCATTAGCCACCTTTACCGCACTCGGCGTGGCTGCCTGATCAGTAGCAGTGCTGTTGGTAGACGTATTAAGCTGTGTAATGCCCCTCGCCTGTGTTGATGCGGAAGGTAGATCCGATGCAAGGTGTGTATGATTCTTGCTTGCTAATCCGTCCCAAGGCACCCAAACTCCAGCGACTGTTCTAATCCGTTTGTATACCCCACCAGTTTCATCGACATAGAGGTGGACGATTACCATATCCTCTTCCACTTTGACCGATCCTACAAAAAGAACGCCTTTAGGATTTGCCCCTGGCGGACTGTGATCCGAAGTAGGGTTTAAAGTTGCAACATCAATCCTGTGAGCTCCGGGTAAGATGATAAAATTCCAATCGACTGAGAAAGGCTTCCCTCTATCGACAAACGATATGCCATACAAATCAGAAAGAGCCTTGCTGTTCGGTACAGTAGCGGAAGAAGCAGACTTATAATCTGCGCTGAGTCGGACGATACCCTTAACTGTAGTTGTGGCATCGTCTACCTTTATATTTTTAATAGCCTCGTCCAAAGACTGATCATTTTCATAGAGCGTATCAATCGGCACATTCAAGACATCGGCATGCCCTTGGTCTGTGGTAACAAATCGTCTTGGTTGTTTTATTGTCACAAGCTACCCCTCCTTAATAAATGTCGTCGATCTCAAATATAAACTCCATGTCGCTGTCCTTAATTTTGTTGGTCATGGTTCGTATGGCCGTTAGTTTGCCAGCCGAATCAACCAACGCCAGTTCATTGATCGTTTTCCCGGCTAGTTCAGTTTCAGCCAGTGAGCAGACGTACCGTATAGTGGCCGGGGCAATGAATTCAAAACTGGAGATATCCTTTTGAAGCAGTTCAGACTTTAAGGACTGCTCTGTTCCGTCCAAGGGAAGCGGCTTGCCTTCTGTGTCCACTCCACCGCTACCGAATGCCATTTTGACCACCTTCGTTAGTGTGCCACCCTCTGCCCGCGCTCGGGCCATCTGCTCTCTTGCGTAGGCAGTTGTTACCGTTAATACTTGTTCAGCCATTGCTATCATCCTTTCTAAGCTTCCATGATCGTTTCCGTTGAACTTAATGTCCGACTGCCATCCAACATAACGCTACCATCAAGCAACCAATAATTTTTTCGTGCCTTCACTACTCCAGTCTGATCATTCTCAATACGATGCTTGATCTTCAACTCCAGCTTATTAACATACCGCCGACGCCCACCAGTCCAGCCGGACAAAGAGGCCGACCCGTTTAACACTTCTACCCCATCCAGATACCACGGCCTGCCCCCAAAAAAATGAACTGCGGATCGCAAGCGCAGTCTACTCTGGTAGGAATGTGTGTGCTGAATAGGGGTATATACATGGACAGAAGTAGTAAAAGCAATACCTCCACCTTTGTTCTCCAGCAAAATACTCCTGAATGCAGACAGGACCTCGCCGCTTTCCGTATACTTGGCATCCAGTCGAACACCCAAAACCGCAGGAGCCTTGTCGTATACCTCCACCCCACCGGACTCACCCAACTGATAGGCTAGTAATTCCTGCAAGGCTACATTGTTCGTTTTGGGATTCAGCACCCACATTGTAAATCGTCTGCGGAAAGATTCAGCCAATTCGCCAGGGCGGCGTTGCATACCAAAGAAGCTGCCCCAGTAATCGAGCCAACGTCCAGTTGCCATATTTCGGTCCAGTTGTAACAGTGCCAGATCCGTGTCCGACTCCGCTTTACGCAATGTACGGTATATCGGATACATACGCCGCCAAACATTGCTTGCGAAGGCATTCAATGTCGAATCAACCGGGATATTCGTTACTTCTATCAGCGCCAGCGGTACGGCATCCTGTCTAATCGTTTCAGGCTCTAAATCTGCAATGTACCCCAATCTGCGTATAGCCTCTATCAATCCCACCGTGTCCACTTCTTGTAGTTTGACCGCTTGCTTATCCGGCAGCTCTATGCGATACGGCGCACTGTGGAAATAAAGCATCCCTTCATCCACCGTCACCATACTATGCAGGCCAGATCCACGCCCGAGTGTTAAAAATGGAACCTCCTTCGGAAGCTTGAGCCATTTATCACCCAGGTTGTCCAACAGCTTTTTTAAAATCCTCATACGCTCGCCTCCCGGTAAATTATCGGGAACTGTGGTACAAGCTTCTCTGTTTTTCCTGCGGTTGGGTTAGCATCGGACCATGTTGTGCCACCATCCACGGATAAATCCAATTTCACATCATATATGCCACTCAGCAGCTTTATGCGGGTTTCCAGCTCCGTTTGTACCATTTCCTGTCCTTGTTTAACCCCGCTGAAATAGTCCCTAATCTCTCGCTCAATGTCGCCCTGTACCGTGTCAAGTGTAACGCCCTCATTAAATGTTATTGTCAAGCGTACGCTGACAGGCTTGGTGGTAACGGAAAACAAATTAATTTGTATTCCAGCAGACTTGTACCCATATACGGGCTTGCCGTTTTCATAATACCCAGTCAACGTTTTCTGAATAGCTGCGAATAGTTCAGGGGAGGCCGTGCCAACTCCATTCCAAATATAGCAGTCTACCTCCCCCTTCCGGGTGGGTAAATCCTCAAACGCTTGGCAATCTATCACGCGCTCAGTCGCCAGCCCTGTTGCATCTGTGAGCTGGACTGTAGTCGCTCCATATTCGATGCTTTGCAATGTTCCCCTTGATAAAGAAGCAATAAACTTTTTAAAGCGATTCTTCTGCTCGTCTCCTGTCTCTTCTTCCTTCCCGTTGGAAAAGGCAGCACTATTAAATACCGTGTCAATTCCCGTTGGCTTGGATACAAAATCGGTAATGGTTTGGGCTTCTGTGTTACCGTCCAAGCCAGGTGTCAGGCAGATTACAGGTACATCAACTCTCGTTGTTCCAACCGCAATTACCGCATCTGAGGTGGTGCGGTAATTGATCGGGGCTTTTGAAGCCGTAGCCTGCGTTTTGAGCAAGGTTCCAACTGGGACAAGGTAATTGGTATTTGCTGGTGTTACACGGGTAAACGTGACCGTTCCAGTTGCGTACAGAGCTGGAAGCTTCGGAAATCCAAAAGCGGAATAGATCCCTTCTCCTATTGCTTTACGCATGGCCCGCCAAGTTTTGTCGTAATATTCTTCCAGCTCTTTCCCTACTGCCTCCAACATGGTTCGTGCCCGTGAGCCAATACTAAAATCCGTTATTTTGGAAGATACGCCCCTTGACCAGTCCACCATGTCTTGTACAATACTCTCCATGGTTTTGCGTTCAAAAGCCAAAATACTCCCTCCTTTCTATACGGCAATGGCTACGCCGGATTGGTCCACTTGTAGCCCTATACTTTCCTTGCTGCCCGCAACACTTATGGTCAGTGAAATATACATGAACGTCAGTTGCACAATCACGCTATCCACTGTCACGCCGTCTATGCGATCCTCATAGGCAAGTGTCTCGTGTATATCCAGTTCAACCAGTTGGCGTATATACGGGGCCTGAGCCAGTCCAATAAACTCATGAATGCGACTGCCATAGGTTGGGTGCTGTGTCAGACTACCACGCCGGGTTACCAGCCTGTGGCTTACGGCCTGTTTGATATTGTCTATCCCCGTTACAACCTCCCAGTCTCCGGCTCCGTCATCGGACAAGTCACCGTCTGGAGTCATTTTAAGATCGGTACCCCCAAATGGTTCCGCGCTGGGCGTAGTCGCCAGTTCAGTAGCGTTGTTTATATAAACAATTTGTCCAGTAAGACGTACCTTCGCATCTTTTCCGTTGGTGAAAGGTTCTGGATTCGTAACAGACAAAGAACCGGGTTCAACACTGGACAAAAAAATGCTATTTGCAATGGTGTTCCCAAAGCTCCCCGGTAGCCGACTGCGGACATAAAAATAACCCTCTGCCACACCAGCAGCAAGGGTCGTGTCTTCAACCAATTCATATACTCTCTGAACACCTTGAGAGTCCACATCCGTCATAAACAATGAACCAGCATACAGCGTAAGTGGCAGTGACACCGTTTGACGCCTTACCAGCAAATACCCGCTTGCATACAGCGTGTAATACGCCTCACGGCTCGTCATGGTATACGGGTATTCCAAATTGTTATAATCCGCAATATCCTGCCAAGGCACATTGTACAGCACGGATAAACCTTGTATCGTATCAGCGTCATTCAGCACATGTTCAATCATAAGCCTTCTTCCTCCACGCTTGCCGCTGTCGGCTCTCCGATTACGTTCGAACTACTATCGGCCGCCAATGTACGCAGCTTGTACAGCATTGTCAGGACTGATCGCAGCTCCAACAACAAGTTAAAGGGGATGCTAGTAGCAGAAGCCAAGCGGCTGCAAGTATCTCGACACAGCGTAATATACTGTTCCAATTCAGCCGTATTTATATCAACCCGGTCATACAATGCTTCGTTATAATCCGATAGCGCCGTATACGCCCGCAGAGCGTAGGCCGTAATATCTTCAACGCTCTGACGTTCTTCTCTGAGCAACGGGAAATTTACATAAGTCAATTCTTCCTCGGGCAAATAGATCGACTCCAACATCAATCATCCCCCTTTCGTGAGCTTGTTTAGCAACTCCCCTATGTTAGATACGTTTGCCGACAGTCTCCCGGCCATATCTTTTGTGGAAGGGTTTCGCTTCAGGTAATCCGTGGCTGCTTCCCTTCGTGTTTTGGTAAGCCGCCGAAGGCAAGTAAACCGAAACTCATAGCGGTACAACAACGGCTCCGACTTGCTCCGCTGGAGCCGAAAGTTTTGTGGATGGATCTCGTAATACTCGTTGTCCTCCCAGTTGTACCAATACAAAGCGTGCTGCGGATCGTTGGCCTGTAGAAACTTGCGGTGAATATCGGCCCGAAAACTTATAAATTCCTCGTATCCGTCCAATTCTTTGTTTTCCGCAGATGTCCGCTTGCTATATCCCGTTGTGCCAGACAAAGTAACCGTAGGCAGTCCCAAACCAAAGTCAGGCACATATGCCCCTCCAAGCGTTTGTACGATGTTGCCTCGTCCCGGCTCGTCCTGTGTAAAATCCGATGGATTGACCAGGAGCGTGTGCAAGGTGATAGACCCGGAATCACCGCTTGGCAGCGTCTTACGCAGTTCAAAGGTCATACGGTAAAACTTTTTTTGATCGCGGGTTGAGTTCTTCACCAGCGCCACAACTATCATCCTTTCTCTACGATCATATCTCCCTTCGGCAACTTGAATATCGCTTTGCCCGTGGGATGAAAAAATTCAAATCCTCCCGCAGTCACGCGTATATAGGCTGGCGCTTCGTCTGGAACCGGACAGGATATTTCCGCTCCGCTGGACGTGATTTTTACAGTAGCGGGTGATAATTCTCCCTCTTTATCCGTGGGATAACTAACCAAAGCATGTTCAGGTGTAAGCTCCATATAGGCACGTTGCTGCTGCTTACTCGCATCCAGCAAATGCCCCTGAACATCCTTATCGGCTATACCGTCCTTTACGCCTATCTCGAAAATAGGTAGCTGAAGCTTTATAAGGTCCCTCTTAATAATAATGAAGTTGGTTCCATAGCTACCGTTCCGCAAAAATCCGGCCAAATAGGGAGCGTCTTTGCGGTTGTCCAAATACCCCACAATGACCGTATCCCCTTCCACCGGCTCCCGGTCAATACCTCCGATCACCCACACAGGAACGGGCTGGCTGTAGTCCAAAAAAACAACCTCAATACGACCATATTTCTCGTAGCTCTTGGTGCTGGTCACGTGGGCAAGCCGGGTGGAATTAAACTCTGGAAGTCGGTTAACTGACTTGCCCCCCAGGGCACTCTGATCCTTCATGTCATTTTCCTCCCGGTAATTTAAGAATCTGACCAACATAAATGTATTTGCCATGCTGAGACGCATTACGACCATCCCGCTTAATAAGCATGTCCTTGTTGGTTTCCCACAGCTTTGTCCACTCGTCGCCTTTACCATACAATTTAGCCGCGATGCTCCATAGACTGTCACCCTTCTTGACGGTATAATAATCGGCTTTGACCTCAGATGTGGTTTTTGCAGAAGCAGGTTTCTTCCCGGCTGCTGCGTTCGCCGCTACTGTTGTCGCGTTGGAGGTTTTAGCCGCTTGTGGCTTATAGTCCCGACCACGGGTGAGCTGCAATGTTGTAGTCCATCCGTCAAACACGTTGTACGTCTGCGTGACGGATTCAATATAAAATTCCTTCATAATTCCAGACGCTTGTAATCGTTGTCCTATTTTATAGCTACCCTTGCCACGAACCGTCATGGAGCCATTTAAAAATTTGTGGTTGTTTTCAAACCACTCCTTCAGCTTGGCCGTATATGCTTTGCTCATTTGCTCTAGCTTGGTTGTGTCCTCCGGCTTGCTCGGGTCTATAGCCAATCCTTCGATCTCAACCTCAAGCGGAGCAAGGCCATATCTCTCGACAGCAGACTTGTTCATAATCGGGGGAGCTACCCGTTTTAAATCAAACCCAAACGGATTAATTGTGGTCCCGGCCCAAAATAGGTTATAGTGCTCATCGTCGGAATAGGATAAATCCTCGTCAATAACGTCCGCAGCAGTTACTTCGTGCACCAGCAGCTTATCCCAGGCATCCTTTGAAAAAGGTGTATTCCGCAGGAAGATCGAAACCACGCTGTTATCCTTCCCAAAGGGGAAACGCGGAAACGGGTAATAGCCCTCTCCCTTCGGAAACTTGGCCTTTGTCTGATCGCTAGATTGCTCAATAGTTTCATTCACAACCCTTGGCTTACCTCCCGGGTTCCATGCTTCCAGCGGCTCACGCACATCCACGAACAGTTCTGTAAATGGCTTGGTAGACGTTCGCTCCATCAAGTTCCACAAAGAGCCTTCATAACGGTCCAGCGTAAAAAACTGCGGTAGAAATACCGGAACGGCTGCAAAGTTGTACCTGAGTATGTTGGTAACATCAACTTTTTTTGCAACAGGTTCGGTCTTTTTCTCATCCCAAACAGTCCATTTTACGCTGTTTAGCTTTGGCAAAATAAACCGCATAATGACATCCAAAATTACAGCAGGGCTACCCTTAGCAATGCTCTCCGACTGAAAATATTTAGCCATCGCTAGCCAACCATTTTCAGTCAGGAAAAACTTATCGGTACCGCCAGATATCTCGGGATAAAATTTTATATTGGACTTGATGAGCACCTTCCCGAAGTCACGCGCTTGAACGGATGTTGTCATGCCGTTATCTACGCTGCGAGTTCGCCGCACCCGATCCACCAGACCGACCATGACCGTAGATAATTCCTCGCCCTTGATCGTCTTATATCCCATCTGCACGACCACAAGATCATTCGCCATTATGAGCTGAGAACGAAACCACTTGTCACCAGCTAGGACAATATTCATCGTCCCTGCCGGAGCATCCAAAGTTTTTTGCGTAGTTACCGAAAGCACCTGACTTGTGGGGTCCTGACCTGTATCCTCTGTTAAGCTACCTTTAAGCTGGTAGCAGGCTTTATCTGTGTGGAAACTAACGCGGATAATAGGAACATACCTCTTGCCCTCCGCACCGCCGACTGGCGCCCAATTATAACGTTCAATCATGAGTAGCCCGCCTTTACTGGAGACATACGCAACCGTTGCCGTTCACTTTCTGTCACGAATCGTTTTACAATCTTCTCAATTTGCGATTGTGTAGCAGCGTTCAACACCTTCGCACCTTCGCCAGAAACATTCAAGTTAACGGTAACTTCGGATTTATGCCGGATCTCTTTTGAACTAGTGGTGGGCATATATCCAATATCGCTATCGCCCGCCCCGGATTTAAAATCTCCTGATACGCCAAGTGACCTTAGCAAATCCTCTGGGTCCATATTCGTACCAGCACTATTCATATATCCAAGGTGCAAATGACTTCCAGTTGTGCTGTATCCGCTCCCTGCTTCCCCTCGCGCCCCGCCTAAATTTCCGATGAAATCCCCGGTGTTTACTTTCTGGCCGACTTTTAAAGAAGGATTGACATTAGACATATGAGCATAGAAATACGTGTTTCCGTCAGGCATCTTCACGCCTACTGTCGTACCTCCAGCCGTTGTATTCTTTTTGCGGTCCGGGTCAAGGGCGCTCCCGTCATCATATTTTATGAAGGAAACCGATCCACCTGTAAGAGCATCCAGTTTATCGCCTTGTTTCCCCCTAATGTCCAAGCCCTTATGCTCATGTGTGCGAAACCCTTCTTTATCTTTAAAACGAGAATTCGCTTTCCAGTCCTTGAAAAATCCATCACCCGATCCGGTAGACATGCCACCAGTAAGGTCGTTCATAAATTTCACAACGCCCTTAGACCAATTGTTATTGAGATTATCAGGATCGTTTCGCGCTCCTACTGGAGCATATTTGCGCTGAACACCCTCTATCGTATCAATTCCTTGATCGGCATAATTAACTTTCAAATTCCGAGCCATGGCCGTTATGCCATCGTCAATGCTTGCAAAATTCATCAACCCATTAGCGCCCATCATACCGCCCACATTATGACGATTTCGGACCGCTGCTGCCGTGCCGTTCCCAGTCTCATGCATACTAATAGCCGCCAATGCAGCCGGATCAATGCCGAACTGCAAACCAGCCTGTACAAATTGAGCGCCTTTTCCGGCCAAAGCGCCGCCTAATTTTTTGTTGAGCTGTTCGGCGCTGATCCCACTCATGGTTGTTATTTTTGATGAAATGCTGAAACCATTTCCCATGGCGGTTAAGCCACTTCCACCCATGCTGGCAGCCATCGAACTTCGCAAACTCTGAAACTCTGCTAACATGTCCGCTGTGCCATTCTGCACGGTGTACAGCATATTGCGGAAAATCCATACCGTTTTATCCAGGAGGCTGCTACTGTTTCGCTCCATGGACATGTATTTGGTTGCTGCATCAGCGGCCATATCACTGGTCGTCCGATCCATTTGTCTGAACTTATTTTGTCCGGCCGTGGACATATCTTCGACATTGCGAGTCACTTGACCGGGCATACGGCCAATGTCGGAATCGCCCGCACCATTACCGAAATACTCAATATAATCTTTCCATGAATTTATCTTAGATGTAGTTGGATCAGACACATTTTTTTGCCACCATGAACGGGTATCTGCTTTAATTTCTCCGCCCTGTCCGAACAATGGAGTCCCTTTTGTAAGAGGTGAAGCATTATTTTCCTCTATACCTTCATAAATCTCAAAAAGTCTACGAGCTCTATTCTTATCTTCAATGTGTTCCGAAAAAATATTAAAAATATCGGTAGCAAGAAGAGCGCCCCCTCCAACCTTGGAGCCTGTTTTGATTCCCTTGCTGACACCGCTCAAAACCTTTCCGCCTGTGCTGGAAGTCGCGTCTTTTATTACTTCTTCGCCCACATCAGCAACAGTGCCACCAGAAGACTTGCTCAGTAGTTCTTTAGCCTTTTTAAAACCTTTCCAGCCAAGCACAGCCCCTAAAAACGTTTCAGCAGGATTGTCCGCTACAATACCAGGAACATTACCAACAAAACTGCTAATACTTTCGGATGTATCCGAAGGAACACCCAAGGAATTCATTGCTTTTTTGACTGCTTCGCTTAAACCATCGCCTGCAACTTTAACAGCATTTTCGACTTTGTTTAAATCTTCAACGAACTCGGTTACGAAACCGCCAACACCTTTTTTAAGATTGCTTACAATCCCGACAAATTCATCACCAAGACCCGTAAGGCTGTTCTGGTATTGTGCGTCAGTATCAAGGAACCCCTGTCCTTTAGCTCCTTTACGCTCGGCATCATACTTCGCGCCGGAATCAATAGAACCAGACTCCAAAGCTTTCATTTGGTCAGGGCTAAACACAGACAGTCCATTTGTAGCGTCATAAAACTCACTGGCTTCCCTCTTGGTTGCTGCAAAGCCGCCATCTGTAAGCCAACGCTGCATAATACGCTTGGTAAGCTTCTCATTTCCGCCAGTTTGGGATCGAATATATTTAGCCATAGCAGGAACGTTATCGCTGTTCATAAGGCCGTCTTCAAAAGATTCTTCCAGCCCGAACAGATCCATGCTGCCATACTTTTTAGGATTGTATTGTCGGAGTGCTTGGACCCCCATCCACTTCCAGTTGTCGTTACCCGGCGAAAAAATACCTCCCAAGCCGCCGATAAGGTTACCACCCTTAGCACCCGTTAACTGCATCATGCCTCTCTCGGCACCGATCCGGTCCAACGTAGTTTGATAGGCCAAAATTTGTTTGGAGCTGCCGTCTTTTAGCGTGGTGTTCATCTGTTGCAGCAGAGTGTTGTTGGTTTCCATTACCTCGACAATACGTGGAGTCATGCCCGACTTTGCCACACTACCCGCAATGGCATCCGCAAACCCCTTTGGAGTCTGCATACCGCCTGAAGCACGGTTGGTCCCGGCGGTACTAGCCACTTCGGATGTATCCAGTCCGTATGCACGGCCAAATTTAAGAAGCCCACTCTGCTGATCAGCGCTTATATTACCAGCGGTTCGGCTGTACTGGTCAAGAAACCCCCACGTTTCCGCTGCACTGTAACCCATACGGTCAGATCGACCAACTGCGGAAGAACGATTCCACATATCTGTGGCCTGTCCGCTCCATCCAGCTTGTCCCCGCATACGTTGTGCAAGGTCAAGCGAACCGACTTGACGGGCATATGCAAGGCTATAAGCTTGCGAAACGATAGCCCCTATCCCGCCGATCCCCGCAAGACCAAGCCCCATCTTACCAGCGGTCAGAGCGCGGCCCGCAGCTCCTTTGAGTAACTTTCCAAAAACACCATCATTCAGCTTACTATTTATGCCATCGGAATCCAGACCACCCGAAGATTGTGAACCACCACCATTCACAGGCGCAGTACGATAACCACCTGCCTCTTTGGAGCGCTGATTGTACAAACGTTCAGTAATCATCAGTTCTTTGCGGATTACGTCCAATTGACGCTCGCGCTGCTGAATAGTCTTTTTTATTTCCTCACGTTCGGAACGTTGCGCACCTTGAAGCTTACCGTAAAGAGACTCGACGACATTGTTTTGCTTCCTAAATTCCGCGTCAAGCTCGCGCATGGTCGAGACGAATCTACTTTTGTAAATATCCAAAGCCCGGAGCTGCTTGTCGTCAAAAAAACCGCCGCGTCCTGCCCCTTTGTCCACGACTCCAGCAACGCCCTTCAAATCCTGTTGGAGCTGCTTTAGACCGCGCTGGAGCTGTCCAAACTCTCCCTTGGCTGATACCCGTATGGTTTGTTCTGCTGCCAAAATGTTCCCTCCTTTCTATTCGACGTCTTCCCAATCATCATCTGGGATTACAGCAGGAGTTTTAGGAGCTGTATAGTCATAAGACAGCTTGCTATCAGCTTCCTCGGTCTCATTCTCCCATTTTTCGAACTCTGGATCGTCATAGTCCTCACCCTTGCCGTCACGCGCTTTGCGGTCCAGCTCCAAATGTGCAAACTCCAGTTCAATTTGCTCGTCAGTCATAGCTAATATACGCGGATCGGTAGGTGGAACACCTCCATATGCGTACTTACGGAGTAACCAAAGCTTCCTCTCGTTTGGCATCCTCGCTATTGTCTTCAGATGCGTTTCGAAAGTCCTTACGAAACTCTGCCTCCCATACTTGGTACTTACCGTACACATAAAATAACAGGCCTGGTTCTGTAATCTCTTTTAGCTTCAGAAGACATTCCGGACGTTTGTACAGAGCAATTTCCAGCACAGAAATAACATGTGCCATGAACAAAATGTCGTCATCGACCAGTTGCACATCCTTTACGCCTGCTTCTCGCAAAATTTCGGACTTGATAGCTCCAATCTTCATCAGGTCTGCCATTGTGAGCTTCTTGAACACCAATATGCCCGTATAGTGATTACCCTCGGGAGAAGTATAGTCAAGAGTTTCCCCTTCCTTTAACTCACCTCCAGCTCTGACCCGCTGCGCTGTTTCAATAGCTGCCTGAGCAGCAGCTTTTTGTTCTTCAGTAAATTCAGACATTATTAACCGTCTCCTTTTAATTTGGAATATAAAAAAGCCCTCTCAGAAGAAAGGGCATAACTAAGAATTATGCAATTTCAGGCGTGCCATAATCGGCAGAAAGATACTTCCAAGTTGCATTTTCACCAGACATTGCATTTGCGCTGAAGTCTTCAGAGGATTCAGACAATGTGCAGCTTCGATATACAATAACAATATCGCCCGTGTACTTGTCAGTTACCTCAATATCAATTACGTTCATATTCAAAATGCCCGCGCCGTATGAAGACAGCCCAAGTTCAGCTAAAGACTTCTTACGGATACGATATTTCTCCAAACTGATTGTCCCGTCAACCTTCAATGGAACGGACTCCTGCGGCATAATAGAGCCGATTTCATACTGGTTTTCCGTTCCGAAAGAACGATTACCACTGAGCCGTTGCCCCCGGCCGACTTCAACACCGCCGATCTTAAGGCGTATCGTATGCCCGGCATGAGCTGGTTGGTCTTTTACAATACTCAAGGCTTATTCCCCCTTTCTTATTTAAGATTGAAGTGTGATGTAATAAGGAAATTGTTAATCGGTAGCGTTGGTATGCCTTCCCAATCCAACCAAAATGCTGTGCCGTTTCTGGTTACTTTCGTGGACTCCGGCACAAAACCAGTTAGCCAATTGTTTTTCACAAACTCTTGGAGTAACGACATTAAATCGTTATAAATGGTGACCTCGATCCCCTTCACCCCAGCTTGTCCGACGTATTTGTTCTCGAAGTACGTCTCGACATTTGCGCTCATATCATCTGCCAGTGTAGAAACTGATAACTCTGCCTTGGTCAAATCTGCGCTTGTCGAGAGCGTTGTACCCTGTACAATACGGAAGCCCACATTTTTAACCTGTTCAACAGGACAAATGTGGGCTTCCAGTAGTTCTTCGATTTCAAGGCCGATATAAATTTTTTCTAAGCCATCAAATTGGACCAGTTTATACGTAACGGGCACTTGGGAAGGTTGTCCGGCCCATTCACCAGCAACAGCGGCGGCCATATAGTACCCGGGTTTAACTACTTTGTTGCCATCACTATCAGCGACAAGAGGGCAAGGAGAAACTAACAAACCTCGTTCAGTTGTAAGTGCTGCTGCCAAGTCTTTAATTTCCGTAATTGTAGCCCCTGGCTTGTGTCCATAAAATGCGCGACGGCGCCTCCGATTCTTGACGCTGGACATAAATTCAACGTGAGTATCCACTTTGGCCCAAATTGCTGGTTGTGTCGTGAGAGGAATAATCCCAGTCACGTCTTCTGTCTGTAACAGGTCAATAGCCGTCTGCCAATCGGTATCTGTTGGTGCCGTAGCGGGGGCTGTGATTTTAGCAGGAGCAACACCAATAAGGTCCGCACCTTTTCGCCAAGACACCTTCATAACCTCCAACAACTCACCCTCGCCAATAGTAGCGGCGGCAATTTTAGGATCGTTGAAGTATGACACCCTATCCTCTGGCAGTTTATTTCCCGCTGGCGGGACGCCGATCATTGCCAGCACCTTGTTACTCCCTAGTGTCACGGGAGTCATTCCAGCAGAATCTACCACGGAGTTAGCACCGGGCCGTTTGATGGTTGCACCACCAAAAGAAATATTAATGCTCATGGTTTACCTCCTAATCATATTGCGTTTCGGACTGCTGCTTAAAGGCTTTCGCCCATTGCTCGTCCGTCTTGTCTTGCAGCAATTCCGGCTTGCTGCGTGCCTCATAACGAAAGCTGGCTACCAGCCCTCTATGCACGGACACACGGGATAAATAATCATCTAGCGTTACCGACATAGGAACAGGCTCCGTCTTTTTGACTGGCTCAGGTTTGGGGACTGAGGCCGGGGCCGGAACTGGTGTACTTTGCTCGTCTTTCTTCTCTTCATCCGCCAATGCTTACACCTCCCCTCGCTGTAAATCCACTGATTGCATCCACGTGCTCGGACGTTTGAACGTCCAGCGGATTAATGTATGAGATAACAATGCTAGCCCAGTAAACCGGAAACGGGGTTACTTGCCCCGAAAAATCGCTCTCGTCCTTGCCCGCCTCCATAGAAAAGTTCAGGATGCCCTTTCCTACTGCTACTGGACGAAACAGCATAAGCAGAGCCTTTAATATCCTGTATGCCCGCTCCCGCTCGTCTGCGTTGGTATGCCAAATACGCACTTCCATACTTTCTTGAAAGTGCGTGCTATGGATTTCTGTATACTGCAGGTTGTCCCTGTCGAAGTCACTCCCGCCATAGTCGCCCATGATATGAGCTGCTTCACTGTCGGAAACCCGGTTAATGCCTACACACGGTAATTCAGCATCCGTCTGAGGGTCAGACTTTAGTACGTTCATTCTGACCTTGGCATCTTTAAAACCTGTTTTCAAAAACTGTAGCAGTTCCTCTTTTACATCAACACTATTAAACTCCACTTCATTAATCGCCTCCCAAGCCCATAGCGGCCAGATCTTGTTGAAAGCCCTGTACAATCATTTCCTGTACCTGATCCCGTGTGTTTTCAATAACCGCCTGCCGGATCGGTTTAGGCTTGATTGCCGGACGCATCCAGCTCTTTTTACTGGAGTTCTCAGACAACCGCCGGAACGTAAGGTACTGCGTATGTCCAGGCTGGCCCATCTTGACAAGTCCTTGATACTTACCAGCCTTCCATGTATATCCTGCACCTGGATGCTCCCCAACATGGCTGCGCTTGCCCGTGTCGTCCTCTTTTATCCGTCCGCCCCAACTGTACGAACGTGTCGGCAAAGGCGAAAGAACCCGGCTAAAACTAAGGCTCCGGGCTTGTGTATATATTGACTTGGGCATGGCGGGCATTGTCGCAGCTCCCGGCGTACCGTGGCGAAACGGGACCGTGATATACTTCTTGCCATTCGCTCCCGTCTTCGCTTTGGGGGATGCTAGAAGGGATGGTTTCATATCTCGGGCATCCTGGCCGGACTCTATCGCTGCACCGTGGGCGGATGTCGTAAATACTTCCCCGGTCAGATCGTCGGGGAAGCGTAGTCCGTCCTGGATACTGCGGACATAATCACCTGTTTGTACCCCGACACGGAAATTACCGCCGCTGAAGCTTACTTGCGCACCGGATGCATATTGAATCCATGTGGCCTGTATGAGCTCCGTAGTAGCTGCCTGAACAGCAGCCCGTGTAAAGGGTAGCTGCTGCCCATTAGACAAGCGGGCAATGATATCATCCAATGCTGGTAGGTCAGCCTGAATTGACAGCATGTTCACGGAGGACACCCCCCGGATAGTACCGGAGTACAACTGCACGCGGTAGGTCCTGCCCGTTTTGGTGCCGTGGACGCGGAAGCACAGCATACACCGTGTACACCGGACGATGCATGTACATTACACTGTACTGCGCCCCCTCTGGCGGCTGGTTGCCCATCCAATGGATTGTAGCCCCCTGAACCTCGTAATCCTCTCCCGCAACGTACTGCGTTACCGTGCCTGTGTCTGGATCGTGTCGGCGGATAGATAACACCTTTGTTACCTTGGGATTCAGCAATGTATCCGGCGGGCGTTGACGAAACTCGGTTCCTCGTGCCAGAATATCAGACGTTTTTACCTCGTCGTCAATCAATGACACGATATCTCCAAATCCAATGTTAAACATAGGCACAGGCTCCCGGCCTGAAAGATCGAACCCGCCTGACTCAGTACGCTTTAACATATTGGCGGAAACACTCATAATAGCGTCGCCCACCTCAAACATCCCGGCATAGGCCAAATAATCTTTGGTTGTGGTAACACTCTGGATCAACGCCCTGCATTTAATAGCCGGTTCATACACAAACCCCGTGCCTCCACAGATGGAGCAACCATACATTGGCTGTCCACTATCCAAATTGCAGCAGGAACACCGAAAAGACTCCTGCCACATTACGTCCCGGCCATGCCGCGCAATAAGGTCTTCGAATTTTTGCCCGTTAAGCTGAATATCAACCACTTAAATTCCTCCCATCGTAAAGCCGCGCATTTTGGTACGTGCGCCGCCCCCTGTCGGGCTGAAAAAGTCGTTAACTTCCTTCTGAAGCTGTGTGATGTGCGCTGCATACTTGCCATAAATAGTAGATGCCGTTGATGTAAAGGACTCTGCCACTCCATCCAAGGTGAGCGAGTAGCCAGATACACCAGCCATTGCCGCGTCTCCAGCAACACCTAACACAGATACCGCCGCCTGCTTACCGATTACGGCCCGGATATCCTCCGTTAGCTGCTCTTTGGTCAACCCAGCCGTATAGTCGATGTGGAACACCTGTGGCGTCTGAGAAAGCAAGCCAATAGCAAACGGGGCTGCGCTGTAGCCAGCCGGATATCCAGCAAGCACAGGCACACCCCCGCCCTTGGTAACTACATGTAGCTGAGAGGACTTTTTATACAACTTAATCCAGTCCTGGTGCTGCATGAAGTCAATATTTATTTGCCCGCCATAGGTAACCAACTTGAACGACTCTATTTTGGAAGCAAAGCGCTGCCGGAGCTGTACAAAGCCAAAATTACGCCAGCGCTGTACATCGTAGTCATACGGCGGTTCTTCCACTTCGTAATCCACACCCTGCACCAGCTCCCGTGCCTCTGCATTACAGCGGATAACTGTAGGCTTGAGGAATATCCCCAATTGGCGCTCCGTATCCTTTACAGCCGCCATCAAGAAGCCCAGTATATCCTTATCATCCATCGGCTGGCCGAACTTATCAGCAAGCGTAAGACCGTAACACCAGCGTTTTCGCACCTCTTCTGGAGTAGGTAGGCCAACCGGAGAACTATAGGTTATCTCCCCAGTATCCGGGTCCTTATGCTCTTCGTAGTAAGGTATAATCGCCATAATTATTCTTTACTTTCAGTTGGAGTCGCCGTACCCGCCCCTTGAGCATCTGGTGGTGGGGCCTGCACAGCCTTGGCATCATCCTTTTTGCTTTTGCCGTCGTCTTTTGGAACAGGGTCCTTTTTCGGCTTCTCCTTATATTCCTCGTAGCCGGGAATTTGAAGAAGTACCTCCCCAATCTCGTCCTCCACCTCAGCCTGTCCCTTATCATCAAATTCGACTGTCTGATCCAATACAATGACGACAGCAGGCAGCTCACCACTTGTTTTTATAATCTTCATGCCGTATCTCCTTCACTTGGATTTAAAAATGACCAAAAGAAAAGAGAAAGGTTTAACCTCTCTCTTAACGGAATACTGGTTTGATAGTACCAAAGCTTTCCTGATCGTAAGACGGACCAAAAATTTGACGATTGCTGTTCTCGCCCAAGGTCCCGACGTTTTTGAACACAACAATGCGGCGCGGGTTATAGACTTGTAACATACCAAACAGAAGTATCATGAACCGATCGGATGTATCTACCCGCCCCATTGCCAAATTCATGAGTGGGGCAAACTGTTTGAAGCGCAGAACATTTTCACCGTCATTATCAATGAGGAAAGCATGTTCTGTACCCGGAATATCAGCGCCATTGTCCACAATGACCTGTGTTGTATCGCTGCCGCTATCCGCAACCTCAGTCATGAATAATGCTTGAGCCGGATTACTGGAGTACCCGCGATAAACTTTGTAACTATTGGCTTTCAAATCTGCATCGCCAGAGTCCACCCGTTGAATAGTAATTTCAACCCGTTGTTTGTCAGTAATCGCAATGGCTGTCGTTGGTACTGGGGCAGATTCGCCCTTTCTACCTTTAGCGCTAATGAAATAGTAATATGTTCCTGCTGGCACAGTAGAATTAGTATCAGCCACACCTTTGGCGGAATCCAGCACCGGGATAGCCGGAGCATCCTTTTGTGATTTTTGTTTTGGTGCTCCCTCCGGTTTCAGAAAGACGTTATTCAAGAATGTGATATTCGCTGAGTTAGCCGCGTAACCACGGATAGGTTGGCCCATCATAATTTCTCCACCCGGATTCACAATCCGCTGACGACCAGTTGGCCCAGTATACAATTTAGAAAAGTCTTTGTGGACCTGATTCGACATATGAAAATCAAGCCTACGGTTACCCCAGTTATCAGCTATAATCGTTGCTGCATCCTCTAAGATACTTTCGGTAATGACTCCACCTTTAAGGTCAATGATGTGCTGGGATGCATAAGGTTTGCCCATGACATGCTTTTTAACAAGCGCCAGCAATCCATCCATTGCTAAAGGATTCTTTGAGCTATCACCGTAATACATTGCCCGCTCAACTTGTTGGAGAACGGTCATTGTGCCGTTCATGGTTTCACGGGTTTTGATATCACCCACACCGACAGTTTGGGTAAGCATTGCCTGAAGAGTAATTCTACGCAACGTACCAAAGAATTTAACAAAGCCTGTTTGACGGATATAATTACTATCGGTTTCGACTGGTACACCGCCCTCCACCATATACGCGTCTACGTCTTGACCATAGCTATCCATGACGTTAAATTCTTCTACAAGACCATTGGCCTTTGATTTGTTAATAGAGCGCCAGAACACCAAGTTTTCCTCTTTGGCCGTTACGACTCTAAGAGTAGATTCAAGTGATTGCGGACGCAGGGCGGACATGTCAGCAAAAGAACCGTCTCCATATGCCGGACCGTCAACACCACTCCCCAGCGCTTTTGTTAACTGCTCCAGGTCACCGACAGACATTTGACCCAAGCCATCTTGCAAGTTTTCCAAATCCATATCATTATCCTCCAATTCTAAAGGCTGAACTACAGCCCAAGTTTTTCTTTAACAACAGACGGCAAATTGAGAGTTTGAATTGGTGCCCCCAATTCATAACGCACAACCTCACTAGCCGCTAGATCGCCAGTCTCAAAGGACTTATTAAGCACTTCCAGCACTTCTTTTTTGTTCATTTCCTTGCCGTCTGGACGTTTGATCGTATTCAAATCACGTTGCCCCATCAAGCTTTTACGGCCTTGAGGCACGTTCAGCGACTTACGCAATTCCTCATTCTCAGTGCTGAGCGCATCTACTTTGGTTTCGAGTGATTTGATAAGCTCCACGCTTTCCCCTTGCTGCTTGATAAGATGCGTGAGCGACTTTTCCAGTCCGCCCAGTTGTGCGCCCAATTCTTGATTTTGATTATCTCCCATAATCTCGCCATCCTCCTTGATATTGTTAAAAGATTTAACTAATTCCGCATACGTCATAGTGTTAATTGGGTTCATCGTCAGTACAACGTTTCGCAGTACCGACTTAATGACTTTCCCGGTCTGTCGATCACGTTCGACGACACCGCCCTCAATACTCCAACCGACACGCCGCGTACTATGGGACTTTTGTAAATCCTCAATAGCAACAACAGCCTTGAGTGACATTTCCCGATTCGCATATAAACGGCCCTTGATGAACACGCCATTAACCGATTTATTAAGGGTGGGATGATTAAACTTCCCAACATGCACAGCTTCCGGCTCTCCAATGAATTGATCGGGGCTATTACCGTGTTCCCACTTAATCCATCCCTTTTCGAGAAAATAAGATGTATCCATTCCGTCTGGAGAGATACTATCTGCCTGCGCGTCCGTATCGTCACTGGATATGATCCCTTGAACGATGTAATCACCGTTGGCATCCATTTCTATCGACTTTTCTAACGGAACAAATAGGCGGAAAGTGTCTTTAGTTTCCTCCAAGCCAAATCACTCCTTTCTACGAACGTGGGGGCTAGTTCCATTGTTCCAGCCCATTTCCTTGGCAAACGTTCAATGCGTTGAACTGCTTACCGAATTCATTCCACACGGCCAAGTTCACCATTCCGGTTGTATCAGGATTTACGTAGACCACCACCGCAGCAAGTGTCTTACCTTCCGTGTCCTTGTAGTGGACATTGCGTCCTACTGTTGGTTTCATCGCTTGTTCACCTCCCCCGGCTTCTTCCCGGTACTCTAAACCACCTATGCCGACAATGAGGATGGAGCGGCACACAGGGCCACCAATTGGCTGTTATTCGCCCCTTATTGCTCTTACCGGGCCAGATATGAGTATCACCGTTGCCTGCTTTGTGGGAGACGATAAATGTCTTGCCCTCCAGCAGCCGTTGACAGTGCCTACATGTACCCGGCACAGTAGCGACCTGGACAATATCGCCTTCCTGACAGCCCGCCAAAAAAGCATCGTTTGTACACATGGCAAGCTCTGTAATCGCCACACGCCGCCAGTCCCGGTTTTGGTCCCCATATACGTCAAAGAGCGCTTGAGATAGCTTGTTCGCTCCCCAGCGCTCCTTTTGACTCTGTATTACAAGTTCCTTGACTCCGGCCCGGTGTTTATCTGATATCTGCGTTATCTTCTCAGCCGTGTGCAACACGGAATATTCCATACTGCGGATCTCCAGCGGGGAAAGGGATACAATTTCCTCCTGCCCCTCAGCTTCGCCGTCCCAAAGAGAGAAAGGAAACGGGTCTTTTATGGCCGCTTTAATGGTGTCAGGCAGCTTGCTAATGATTGCAGCAGTAAGGACCAAATTGGCTTTCTCAGCCTCTATACGGAGTCTTCCAAGTAAAGCAGCTCGGACAATATACTTTTCAGCCAGCTTGTCCAGATTCTTAAACTTGGAACGAATAGTGTCGTCAATCTTCCGAATGACCGCAAAGGAGTCTTTACCGCGCTCTATAACCCTTTTGAATAGGCCGCGTTTGCTCCGTAGCTTCTTAATCCATTCGATTATGGCATTCTTGCCGTCTTTCGACTTCTGAATATCATCTACGGGCAATCCCAACAGTACAACAATCTCCGCAATAGCCTCCTGCGTCTCCGCGTCCAACTCCGAATAAAAATCATCTTCCAATTGAGCAATCAAAGGATCGTCTGACCGCTCCCACATGCTACGTCCGCCGCTTTCCCGATGGGATGGCAGCTCAAGAGCCTTGGATAATGTCTCCATTACTAGCCGCTTATCCTCCAGCCTGAAAGAACGTAGGGCGGGCGGTAGATTAATCTTTAGCTTTGGCATCAATACCCCTCCCACGTTATATCCAGCTCAAAAGACTTTTGTAACGATTCCTCTTCATCATCCTTTTTCGGATCACCCTTATTCGAATTGTCCGGCGGATCTTCGTCCACAGCTTCAGCAGCAGCTTGCTTCTCTGCCATATATGCTTGGATAAGGACTGCATTAGCTGGAGCGTGCATCCAAGTAGCATCGGGTGGAACCTCAAGACCTCTTTGCTTACGTACCTCTGCAATAGTCAGTACACCGGAGTCAATGTCGTTTTTTAATCGCTCTGCCTTCCTATCCTCAGATTCATCATCCAGGCCCGCCCAATATAAAGCAAACTCAGGGGCGATAACGTCCAGAACATTCGTATTCAATGAATCAGATAAGAAATACATGAGCGGGATAAACCCTTTATCCTTACTGGAGTCCATTTTTTCAGCCGTGTTGTCGCTTTGGCTCATGCTGGTGCTACTGGTCCAGCTTTTAAAACCGACTTCGTTGGGGTCAATCTGATAAACTGCCGCCGCAAGGTTGAACAGGAATTCTAGGAACTCATTGAACTGCATGTCCTGGTTACTGCTCTTAAATGGGGTGAACTTGAAGCCGCTCCCCTCTTCCATTGCCATGACTGGCACCGACCATTTACCCTGCGGCCCATCCGTCAGCGTTTGCCAATGACGGCTAAATCCTTCAATGTCCTCTTCCTCATATTTACCGATAACCTCAAGCACGCCCTGCGGCAAGGAATTATAAGAGAAATATGTCGTGTTGTATCGGACACCATTCATAATCCCCGTGACGATCTCAACCAGCGTTTCCAGCTCAGACATACCGAAGTCGGAATATTCCACATCGGTACGCGGGTTACGGATGCCATAGGACAGCTCATGACGTGTATATTCAGCCGTTATCCGTCCATCCACTCGCTGCACATAGGCAATAGGCTCTAGGTGTCCCTGAGCCGTAACGGGCATATATGGGGCGGGCAGGAATATTTCTGACGTTGGGGCTGTCGGCAGCAGTTCTATAGTGGCAGCATCCACGGCAAACAGGTCTGTAATGTCTCCAGCCCGCGTAAAGACGTTCTCCCATGCCATTGCATCCATCGTCAACGTATCCCGTGTAATCTTCCGTAAGAAGCTGTTAAAGTTGTCTTTCCTCAACGGATTATCCCAGTTCCCAGTGCGCAAGAAAAACTCTTCCAGCTCAAATGCCACCGCCTGCGCCGCCTTGCTCATCGTCTGTTGAGGGTTCTTGAGGCCGATACGAAACCCTAAGTCTCCATCAAAGCGGGGTCTACGTGCAAAACGGGCCACCTGATTCAGCCGCGTATTGATGATAGCTGCTATGGCCGGGACCTTAGCCATCTGCCGTAGTGTGGCAAATGGCAGCAGGGACGGCTTTGTACGCGTGCCACCCACACTCAAATTCTGATTGGGCAGGATAACGGCTGATTTAGCCTTGGCTTGCGGTTTGGCTTCCTCAGCTTTCAATAGTGTTCACCCCCTTACGTAAAGAATCTCGAACGACGCGGCTTACCAAGCACGGTATAGACTACATACCGCAAAGCATCCATAGCATGGTCATGCTTCTTGACTGGCTTATCCTCGCCCCGATCTTGAGACGCCTTAGCATCCCAAATGTAACTAAAAAACTCTTTGATCGTCTCACGGCATTGTGAGGATACAAAGAGCTCCTGTTCCTTTATGGATACGGCCACGGACTCAATACCTGGAAGCACGTCATTATCTGCTTCTTCAATCCTCCGTACACCCATCTTTTTCAGTTCTGTTATGAAACCCTTGGCGCTTGGATCAATAAATATCTTCTTGATATTGTCGATCCCTGCAATGAACTCCAGAAAGTCTCTGGCGTAATCACTTGGCGCTTTGGGGGAAGTCAGATCCGAATGGTAATATTCCTTGATTAGATACAGTTTCTTATCCTGTTCCCCGAATAACAGGAACACAGTAGCATTGGTGTGACCGTAGTCAACGCCTACATAGTATTTGGAGAACTCCTGTGGCAGTTCTTCCGGCTTCTTAACACTGATATCCTCGTCGAACATGTCATAAATAACGCCTTCCGCCATCGCCCACAGGCCCAATATATAGCGCTTAAAGAACACACCGCTATACATAGCTCGGTATCTAGCTTTGATACGTTCTGACAGTGACAGGTTATCTTCCATCGTGAAATGAAGATGCAGCAAAGACTTTTCCGTTACCTTATCAATCCATCCGGTCTTGAACCAATGGTACGGGCCGTCAGGGTTGCAGTTAAACCAGAATTTAGAGCCATCCACCGAACACCGACCAGTAGCCTGATTGACGAATGATTCTGGCATCAGGGCCACTTCATCGAAAAACATCCCCGCCAGCGTGATACCCTGAATCAAGTCCTGAGAGCTTTCATCCTTACCGCCAAAAATATAGAAATAGTTTTCCTTGCCGTCCTTGGATATGGTGACCAGGTTATCACTGCGGGCGTCATGCACCCGATAACCACGGGATCTCAACATAAGCTTTAGCCAGAACAGCACATTACGCCGGAAACTGCCTATAGTCTTACCAGCCATCCCAAAGTTTTGCTGGTCAAAGGTGCTCATAGCCCATATAACGTATGAAAAGGACATGGACAGCGTTTTACCGCTCCGTATCGCTCCATCTGCTATAATGCCATCCTTATCATGCACAGAGGATTCAGGCAACCACCATGTAAGTACCCGTTTCTGTTTTCGAGAGAATGGCCTCCAATTAAATTTAGGCGCTTTACTCTTCATCAGCCCATACCTGAGCTGCCTCGGATTTCAAAGCGGCCATAAATCCATCTTCCGTCTCTTTCTCATCAGGAGGGGCGTCTTTTTCAAGTGCCTTGACCTTGCCTTTCAGCACTTCAATACGTAGCCGTTGTTCTTCATCTGCTTGGGTCAGACGACACATTTCCTCATATTGTTTGATCAAGCTCTGTAACCTACCCATAGCACGGCTTTGGGCGGTCAGGAACGTTGCCTGTTTATCCCAAGCAAATTGAATTTCGTGTTCCGTGTCTTCACTGTCCATCTTGTCGTTAGTGAACAGCTTTGACCTCTTAACCACCTTAGTTATGTCGTCCTGATCCTTGACATACATAATCGGCTGCGCCCGCAGTATGGCAGCATACTTGAGTGTAATTTGATCCCACATCATGTCCAGGGGGGAACGGTTTTCTATCTGCTCCATAATCTCTGCGGTTTCGTCCGGCAGAAACTTACGAAAGAAACCGTGAGTAACAGCTTTGTCGTTCCTCTCTGGCCCACCGGGACCACCACTATTCCCTACAGCATTCTGATTACCCTCGGGAGCACCATGACCCGCTGCATTACGATTCCCCTTAGGAGGACCACGCCGCTTTTTGGATGCATCTTTCTTTACATTGGATGCATCTTTTGTTCTGGAGGATGCATCCTTACTCCATCCTTGCCGCTGCTTCCGACTCTTGATTGTCGGGTACTTCACATCATGTTTAGTGGCAAGATCCGATAAGGAGATATCAGTATTTTCGTACTCATTTCTGATCTCTTCCCAGTTCATAGTTACATGTCACCACCCCCGGTTTGGTTGCGCTGGTTGTTTGAGTTGGTTTTGCACTATAGTAGGGGGAACCGCTGGCTCTTAGACGCATTCAGTGCCTCATACACAGCCTCATTTCTTCGCACCCTCCCTCTGACACTTCCCACGTCCACAATACTGCTTACTACCTGTCCACTCCCCCCACGGGCATCCTCTACACTCCTTTGGTTGCTGTTTGGAGATTACAGGCACTGGGGGCAGCTTAGGTGTGTACTTGTTCATTAGTCTTGATTGAAAAGCACGATAGCGGGGCCGCTCAATGTACGAATACCCCCACCTTGCTCTAAACTCATTAATTCACTTGGACTCAGTTGGTAGGTCTGTACGCCTTTTCGTTTGCTCAACTCTTCAGATAAAAGTTTCGTGGAAAGTGAATCAAATATTTTCCAGAACCATTCCCTCTCTGAACGTTTAGGCAATACAGAAGTAGAAACATCCTCCAATGGAGTAATCTTCAATGATTCTGTACCTTTACGCATATTCAATTCGTCTACACTCAATGGCTTGCCGATCACCATTGCTGGACCAGTTTCCTGCGGATAGTCAATATATTTTACTTGACCCCACGGTATAAAGGTTTGCTTGCCGTGCTGGTTCGATATAACAACGCCAAAGTCGTCTACTGTGTGCAGCGTCCGGTTCTCTGCGGCGTTACCGTCCTTCGTCCATACGGTCACCTTGCTACCGATGTGATCAACAATGTTTGCATTTGGCATTACCTGTACCTCCTCATGAGTTGCATTGTGAATGTCAAGATTGGGTATGTGTAGCTTTACGAACAATCCCGGTCCCTTTTGAGACAGTGCCATCACTCAACTACCTGCCAATCCTCAGCCAACATATCAGCCTGTGAAGCAAGCCACCCCGGTTGCCATTGTCTTGCAGCAGTCCACATGGCGATGTACGGTTGGGAGTCCAGTGGTGTGTCTACTCCAATGTGCTTCGCTGTGCGATCGTTTACTTTCGGTCCAGGTTTCTGTGTAGAGTGCGGAGGCAACTTCAAAGATGGCATTAGCACAACCCACATCCCCTTACCGTTCCATCCTGCACGCGCTACCTTCTTACCAGCCTTTAAAGCTTCTAATGCTTGTCCAAAATTTAACATTGTTATCACCCTTTCTGAGAAATAAAAAAAGCCGCCATTTGGCGACTCTATGTACAAAAGAAAAAGGAGCCTTATCGGCTCCCCTGATATTTTATGGCAGAAATATCAAATTACTCATTACACCTTAAAAGTCATACCTGAACGAGTCTGTATGCAGCTTGCTCCTCAGAGGATTCTTTGAATCCAACTGTGAGGTCAAGTGCTATACCAACTTTGATCACAGTTTCGATGGATGGCACAGAGGTTGAAGTTTCCAATCGCGCCACTTGGGCCTGCGTAATGCCTGCTCTCTCCGCTACATCACGTTGCGTAAGTCCGAGCTCTTTACGTCTTTTAACGATTGTATTTACCATACGCGCCATTTCAGTAATGACTTTCTTTTCATGATCAGTTTTATAGGTCAATTTTTTCTTAAGGTTAGACCAAGTTTTAAATTCATTATCTTCCAATATGTTCTCACCTCCATTAAGTGGGATTTTGGAGGCTGTACCACCAGCCTCCACCACAGTAGTTACTTACCGTAACGGTTTACCCAATCCTTCATTCTAGCCTCGGCACGGTCAATTTCATGAACCGGGGTTTGCTGGGTACTCTTCCTAAACATCGTAAGTAGCACCAGTTTACCTTGCCAACGGAAATATAGAATTCGGTATTTTCCGGGTCGTAACTCATAGAGCTGGCCTCTTAATTGCCTTGAATGTGGCATCCCATCCTCGAATCGCTCCAAGGTATAAAAGATATCATCCAATTCACGACCAGCCTGCTTATTGCCATTCTCGGCTTTATCGCTTAATTGTATAATAGCCTTCTCTACCTCGGAGTTTCCTTTCGGTGTTGCGTAATTGATAATTTCTGCCATAAATTATTTAATTCCTCTCTGTTTGATATCGGACGTGTGATATCGTCCTAGATATAATATATCATACTAGATATCAAACGACAAGGATACAATTTATTCAAATATCATTATGACGTAGTGTGGAATCGAACCACAAATTAGCCTGTTTACGTCAAAAACCCGACCGGAGTCGGGAAAGCATTAAAGAAGTTCGGCCGCAAGCTGCTTGAGCATCAACGGTGTTGGAATGAGTTGGCCGTCACCTTTGTTGCCCTTGACGTAAGCTTTGTCCTCATTGGCATAATACACAACGCCCTGACCTTCAACGACTGGATAGCCGCTCTCATCATCGGTTAACGATGTTTGAACGTGCTTGCCATGTTGTGCGGCGTGTTCCTCATCGTGCAAGCGCAGAATGCCGTCCTTACTCAAAAATGCGAAACGTGGTTTTAAAGACATAAATAAATTCCTCCTGATTTATGAGTTAGAAAAAAGGAAACAAAAAAGGACTGGCGCATTTGCCAGCCCTTTACTTGTTCCCTTCATTTCCACGCTATCACTATATCATGGGGAAACCGTCATGTGGTGTTCAACTTAGGGGCAGTTTACGTTCACGTTGTGCTCATTTTATGGTCAAAATTACATCCCGAATATAACCAAACTCACATGTTAATAATAAATGAGTACAACAAAAAAATGCTAACGAGGAGGAATTACCTTGAGTTGGTTAAGAGATTCCGTAAGAAGAAACATTCCCTCAGATTTGAACCCGTTTGATAACTTGACTGAAGGAATTAAGGAAGCTATTAAAGATGCTGCAGAAGACGCTGCCGCTTCATATCATGGGGAACATCCTGATGGAGACTTCGATGACTGTGTTATAATTGCATCTGCTGCTGCTGCTGCTGCTGGCTCTGCAATTGGTGGTGTAGCGGGTGCTGCGATTGGTGCAGGAACTGGTCTGCCAGCAGCAAGGATTGCTTGCAGACGGATTTTCCCAGAATAAATATGTTGCCGGCGAGAGTTTCTTTCGCCGGCTTTTTATACAAGTTTAAAATTCCGCGTCGTCTTGCTCGAAGAAGCCCATAAGCTTCAACGTATTCGCTATGCTCTCAGCTCCCTCACTCATCTTGCGTCGGATAGTGCTGTCGCTGAGACTACGACGGAAGAAAAGTAATGTCTCTTTATAGGTATAGCCCTGAATATATCGGTACTCAATCGCTTTACGGACATCATCATCCTTAATCAAACCGTGCGCCCGGCGAAGCTGCCTCGTATAAAAGTCGTACCTGCTGTAAACCCAACGCTGCTTCTCGATTAGAATCGTGGCGTTGGCTGTCTTGTCTGCATGCAAATCAGTCTGATCAATGCGGCGAGCTGCTTCACCATCAATACCTACTTGCTGAAGGTCCTGCTCAAACTGCTCAAAGTCTTTCATAAGTGCAACCATATCTGTATATTTTTCGAGCAGGAACTTTGTCCGCTGGATCTCCTGTTTAGTCGCTTTTGCAAAGAGTTCCCCTTGTCCCCATACCATCGCCAATTCCCTCGTTCCCCTTTATGTTATAATGGGTTTGAGGAAAGAATAACAATAGGCCCCCGTGCGCCCGGCCAAGGATGCGGGGGCTTTATTGTGTTCAAAAATCCCATTGTACCTGACCATCAGCATGATAGGCCTCTGTTGCTTCTTGAATCAAACCTTCATCAACCCATCTTTTAGGAGCACGCTTCCGGTAATTTTCCCATACTGCAACCCCTGCTTCTATATCACGAAACTTATTAAGCCGTACTGCTTTATCTGTCCAAACCCAATAAGTTGTAGTCTCGATTTGTTCAGCCACTTTCCTTACCTCTGATCAGCCTTTTTATAGCCTCTTTGATTTCGGCCGTGTTGGTTGGGTAGGCATCCACATACTGCGAGGCATCTTCCCATATAGCCTCGTCTATCGCTGAATCAATTCGTTCCCTACTCATACCTTTCACATCTTCATCATCTATTTCTACTGTTCCCTCTCTACATGCTCCGGGATAGCCGATAGACATTTTCCATTCAATTTTCATTGTTGGTCCCTCCTTGTAAAACCAATTCGATATATTCTCCCTTTTTGATTTCCGCGACGGATAGCGGATGGAGTCTGCGCGTGTAATAAGCAATGTAAGCCGGACTGCCAGTCTGAAAAAGCCCAAGAACCTCTCCATTGTCCATGATTTTAAAATACCTCATTGCCATCTTCTCCTAGGGATGCAGGAATATCGTGAAGGTTATAGATGTATACTTCAACATCCCGAAAGGTGTACAACCCGCTCCGACGAGAATTGTAATTCCTAGTCCTTACGATTTCCGCCGAAGGAAAGCGGCCCTTTATCAGCTCTATTAGGCGCTGACGGTTGTTATCGTTGTCTATCAATTTTGGGGAACGGTCCCCATCTTCATAGATAATGTCATATCCTTCCTCTTTAAGTTCTTGAAGCCGTTCTTTGCGATTTCTTTTGTCCGTTACTGGAGTGTCACTAAACGTAGAAATATACTCAAGCATGAAGCAAAATCTAGCTTTATAGTGTCCATTTTCTGTAAAGACTTCATCTGACACATGATGAAACCCGTGATTATTCCACCAATCAGATACAGTATCGGCAAGATGCCTTAGTTGTTCTTTCAGACCATCGACAGGTTTGTTTTCTCCCATTTGTCTTTCTAGTTCACGAATACGTCCATTGGCTTCCCGTATTAATCTGTGCCGCTCTTCTTTTTCTCGTGTGAGCACACTTTCATAATTCAGCAGCTTGGAAATATCAGCAAAATGGCTCTCGACAAGACTCGGAAGTATTCCGGCCATTTCTTGGGATAAGCTATCAGTGTTTATCCACTCATGAAGCTGTTTAGCTACAAAGAACAAATCCTTTGTTGATTTTAGAGCAACTGCCTTTTGGTCTGGATTCAATACAATATTTTTTTCAGTCGTTATAATTGTTTTCTTCCAGAACCCATGATCATCATCAAACCAATCGGCATCAACCAAGCGGAAGGCAAAAGGTGAAATATCAATCTGTTGGTTTTCATAATCCGTGTTATTCTCAATATCATTCATGTTTGCTCCAATTTGCAGCAGCTTATTAACGTTTTCTTCGGTACTTCCAACATAGATATATTCGATTGTATCCCCCATAGAAGACCAATCTTCTACAACAATACTGTTCAAAATTTCTAATTTATCATTTGCCATCTGTATATCTCTCCTTTGGTATAAATTACGGGGCTATATTCAAGCCCATGATTACAAAGCCATCTTTTACATAGGCAGGATCGGACAGGATGTACGTAACCTCTACATGTGTGCTGTTGCCAGTGTATCCGGCATCTGGTGTCCACTCCCTGAGCTTGAGCAAATCACCGCATTGGTAAGGACGATCATTTTTCCGCACTTCGAACGGCTTATCTCCCGTACATACAGCGTGGAAGTAATCCGGTAGTATCTTTAGGTCATGAATCATGATCATGCTCCTTTAGTATAGGTAGTAGGGGGAATGTATCCCCCCGATACTTCAATTAGGATTCAACTGGCGTATCTGCCACGAAGAAATTCCCCCAGCCGTCCCGCTCTAAATGGCCATCTGCTGCTGCATGAACTGATAAACTTTGACCACAGTTTCTGCATTCAATTTCTGCCTGGCCTTCAGGGATATACCGCGCCCCCCTGTCCAAGCATTCAGGATTTTTGCAATAGTAACGCGTTTTATAGTGCGGTATCCCCTCTTTATACTTAATGCCTGTTTTATACCATTCCGGCTCACTTCCAGCCTGTGAAGCTTCATCAAGTGCCTTTTGTACTTTCTCACCGACATTTGTGTTCAATGTTCGTTCTGAATTGAGAAGGGCAGGAATTTTTCTAGAAACAGAAGGATGGTTAATTCGTTCGGCCAGTTTCTCAGCAGCAACCTCCTTTTGGATTGTACGGACCGTTTCTGCTGATTTAATCGTGCTATTCACAACCGCCTGTGCCGAAGATTCTCGTACTTCAATCGTTGGAGTTGTTGGTACAAACCCAAGTGCTCCAAAGAACCCAATAATGACCGACTTCGCATTCTTACTCGTTGCTTGATCCATTTCCAATTCGCCAGTGGCTTGCCCATTTTTGACGCTCATTCTAAACCATGCCATTTTTATCAATCTCCCTTGAAATATTTTTTGGAATAATTTACACGGATTTTGACAATATTCATTCTTGATTACGAACCGTTACTATCAAATTACTTTCAAATGGAATTCTTCTTTTTCACATTCATTTTTCTTGTGGACCAATTCCAATACACCGATTATCTGAAAGCTTTGAGCCACATTTTTAATTGCTTTTCTCCTACGATCTGCAAACGTTGTTGCGCTGATAGGGTAAATATCACTACGGTAGCCCTTCTCCATATACATTTGAGCATCACGATATTTCATACCTTTCACAAATAGCAATTCCAATATGGTCCGCTCGTATGGATTTAATGTATTTTGAATAGATGTTTGTATAAGCTTGGATAGAATTTTGTAAAAATGATATATTTCCGAGCGCTTGTGTTTGAGGAAAGCAGTGGACTTTGCGACACACTCATAATCTTTAATCTGCCTATTAATTTCTGGATTTAATGAAAGCAAATATTCAGTTTTATTCACTGCCTCAAGCGATATCTCAAGGTCACTCCCAGCAACTGCTCTGAGGCTTTTTTCCAATTCAAAAATCCTGATCTTAACCAATTTCAAACACCGCCCTTTTTGTATTGAGGTGCTTGCCATACTCCTGAAGCTGCTTACCTACGGGGCATACTAATTTACAATGCTTATCCAATTTGGATGTGACGTTACCATATTTACGGTTAAATTCATCACGCACTGTGCAATTGGAACACTTCTGATCAAATAACCTGCTTATCGCTTGCAAAGTGTCTTTGCGGTTCATGCCTGCCTCCCTATGCATTGTAAGGAATCTCCTGCAATTCAGCTTCGCAATCCTGGTCTGTCATGGTTTCAAGGAGTATGTCTGCATAACCAATTTCACGCAAAATTTTACGTTCTTCCGTTTCTGTAAACATATTTATCCATCCTCTCTTTTTGGTTGCTGTGTCTTTTCAGAAAACCAAATGTTATCGACAGTCTGTAAATAGTCCACGGGAACACGTCCGCTCGGTACCAAATACCCGTAAATTTCAAGATCCTCTAAAGCTATTGATTTAGCACCCGAACCTTTGTATTCACTCCAAAACCCGATAAGAGATTGGAAGGGCAAAAGAAATGTCTCCCTGCGCTTGGTAAATTCAATAAGCAAGAAGCTGATAGCTCGCCCGATCCGGTGGCTGCGCTCCAAATATTCGAATTGATGATCTTCCAAATTCTTGAGTGGGAAGCGTGTCATGTCCTTAATTGACTTTGCTTCAAAGGCAACCGCCCGGCCCCGGTAAGATCCGTCATAATCCACGGTAGATGGCTTTTCAAAGTATCCTGCCAGAACCTTTCCACCCTTACTCTTGGTGACCTTAATAGGCGTAGGACGCTTATTTATAAGAGCTAGATTGCGTTGCTCATACATTTGATTGGAAAGCTCAATCATGTTTTCAAAACCCATTCCCCTGTTTCCGTACAACGTCATGTTGCTACCCCTTCCAGTTTTCCGTTTTAATAACTCCAACTCGGCAACGATCCGAATATCATAATCAAGCAGCTCGTTTAACATATTTGACGGAGACGCTTTTCCTGTTGGCTTGCCATATACGCTGAGGGTGTCACCGGAGCACGCCCCCTTGTTTGCCTGCCTCCATCCTCTCAGCAAGTCGCATTAGCTCGTCCAATTCTTCCTGAGATACTTCCGGCTCTGTAACTGACGATGGTGTTTGCACAATAGGTATGGGCTGCTTATCACTTCTACCAGCAGGCCGGGGTGGTTTACGCATAGCCAATACCAATTTCCCAAACTGCCTGCGAAAGCTTTCTGCACTTAGCACATTCCTGCACCAAAAATTATCCGTGACTACCCAATCCATTACCGACATAATAAGGTGCTCGTCTTCATGCTTGTCCAGCTCCACCAGCTTACGGAAGTCATCTGCCCAAGTCTGCATATTGCTCCGGGCTGTAAGATGCTCGATACCTTCGCCTTTTGCCATAGCATCGACCTTCGCCTTGAAATACACAGCCATGTTGTAATACTTGTTGTCAGGTCCGTATTTATCAGGCTTCTTTCCCTTTCCCGTTGGTGGGTCCTCGTCCTGACCAGCCGGAGGCGGTTCGGGACAAGAATCTTTATCTTTATATTGGTTATGGTTTAGGTTAGGGTTAAGGTCACGGGTGGACTCCGACCGCTGTCCTTCGTCCGTCCGCTGGACGTCCGGTGGATGTACAACGGACGAATTAGCGGCAGCTTTCTTCTTATCACGATCATTTTTCTTTCTCGCCGCATCCTTTGCCCGGCTCTCTATTAACTTGCCAGCATATACGTACCAGTCGTGAATCACGCTCCCTGTCTCGGTTTTGTCAATAAACCTAGACTCAATCATGGAAGCGTAAAGCAGCTCAGGATCACCATCCCATTCAATTGCATCTGCTATATCCTCTGCACCATATTTGCTTAAATCACCGTCCGGCGCAAAATCCATCGCCCACCACCAAAACATATGCAAATGTCCGACAGCCGTCGGAACGGAGATTCCAAGTTTTCGGCATAATTTGCGTGTTTTTGGGTGTCTATCGGTTCCTTGATGGCTTTCAATCCATGCCAAACCAGTTCCCTCCTTTCCGACAACGCGGATATTTAATGGATATCTACCGTATGTCCGTTGGACGTCCGGCGGACGTCTTCCATATGTCCAAACCGGGTCCACGGAAATAATAGTCTATTAGTTCATTGCGCTTTTTCATCTTCCATGCTCGCCCGGCGGCTGTGTCGTCAGCGAATTGATGGCAAGTACCAGATTCCGACCTTGGACCACACAAATTAGCTATATTCCACGGTTCGCTGCCGCTACCATACTGACTTGCATTAACTAAGTGAGCTTTCTCAAACCATAGGGCCGGACGGCTCACACCACAGCGCTCACAAATCACGTATCCTGTATCCTCTGCTGCCCGCCGATCTACTTCGTCACGCACAGCGGACGTAATGGCGGTGTGGTTTCCCCGTTTCTTCTTGCCCCGCTTACTGCGGGTCTGCTGCTGCTTGCTATAAGGAAGAAAAGGTAATGTCATGCCCCTCCACCTCCAATATGCATGTCCACCCGGAGCCGGAGCCGCAACTCGTATAGCTGCTCGGATATAGACTTAAATTCGTTTTTCCATAACACCATATGCTCAAGGTCTTTCGCTTCCTTGTCCCGTATAGCCAACACCGCCAGTTCCGCAGCGTTCTGTTTATTTCCTCGCTTCGTGTCGCGAACCGTTTCAGCAAATACCCGCTTTCGACGATTATAGGTTTGCATATACCGCCCGTTCATGTAAGCGCATACTCTACCCATTAGTGTGTGAGATTTGGTAAGCAGCTCCACCTTCTGCATAAGGGCGCCGGGAGAGTCGTCCGCTATTCCTTCCGCCGCATCCCGGTACCGCTGAATGTCTTGGATGTACTGCTTAATCTCCCTGATTTTTTCGATTTCCTTTTCGTCCATAAGGGACCCCTGTTCCAAAGATTTTAAAAATGTGCTATGATTCCAATGTTTAAGTTTTACTTAATCGTGCTTCCAACACGATTATTTCCTTGGGTTTTTCTCTTTGCTATTGCGGTGTAATGTACGGCAGTAGTAATTGCAGAAAAGCCCTTCCTCTTTAGGGTCAGGATATTTCTGACCTGAATAGACCGCCCTATCGCAATATTTGCATTGGCCTACCTTCTCACCAGTTATTCGATAGGTTGAAGGCTTTGGATTAATGAGCCCCTCGTACTCTATATTCTTTTCAATAGACTCTTCCAGAGTGTTCAAACGCATAGCAAGTTCATCTATTCGAACGCGTAATTGCTGAATGCTGCGACCATTATTAAGAGCATCAATACTAGCTTGATATAGGCGCAACAACTGAGCACGAATTTGTCTGCACTCTTTCCTTACGCCCAGTTCATGAAGCTCCTGCTCGGTCAAATGCAACAAGGACATATCCAGCCGAACAGCTTCACTAAGCAGTCCGTCTATTAGGCACGCGGCCTCGAAAAACGTTTTGCCCGGTACCTCCATGTAACTGCGATAACCGGAAGCGTCGATTACTGGTATTAAGCGTGTTTCCAAGGTGCATTTCCTCCCTCCGGGTAATCTGCCGTCATTTCCGCGATACATGGCCTGCATACGTCCTGTTCGTTCCAGCGGCGTAGAAAATGATGATCCATACTGTTACCGCATACCGCGCAAGATGGATTGTTATCAACCTTCTGACCATTTCCCAACTCCGCTTTGAGTTCGCTAATGGCTTGGTCAAAGAATTCAACAGTGCCGGCAGCAGCCCGCTTTTGCATTCCCTCCAATATATTCAGGCGTTTCCATGCTGCCCGGCGTTGTTCCAGTCTTTCCAGCGTGATTGTCATACCAGCACCTCTTTTAATTTATTAATTTAGCTTCAAGATTAGCAATTTCAGTCTTTAATTCCCGCTCCTGCTGCTTTAGCGGCTGCATTCTTTTTCTGATAACCCAGTCGTATCCCCAGCCGTTGAGTGTGGCATATTGGATCTTGTACAGAGTTTTAAGCCGCTGTTGCAATTGGTCTATTTCACGCTGAATCTCCAGCTTGTCCATCTCCAGTTTAGTGAGCATAGGCCCAAGCAGTTCCATATCAATTTCATGTTGGCAATTCAGGAATCGGTGCGTTCTTATGACTGCTTTTATATAGCTGTCTGATTCCACATACATAAAAAATTTATCGTCTTCATCGCTTACTACAGGAACCAAATAAGTTACGGGGTGGCCTTTCTGAACTGATACCAGTTGGTTCATGCCGTCTCCCCTTTTTCCACAATTTTGTAATCTCGTCCGGTTTCCAATGAGGTTATGAGGCGCAAACATTTATTGGTTATGCCGGAGAATTTACTCGGGTCGTCCCCAAGATATTTACCTGTTTGGTCAACGACCCTTTCACTGACAATTCGCAAAATAGCGCCTCCTTTACAAAAGATGTTTTTTCCTTCCCTCTTTTTTTGATCCGATAAAAACGGATTCTTTGCCGAAAAAAATATGCTCTTCGGGAACCTTGTAAAGTTGCAGAAGAACAACAGATAAATCGCGAGGAATGTTGGTAGAATCTTTTTCGTATTTTTGAATAGTATCCTTAGATTTTCCCACAATCCCAGCCACTTCTTCTGTATTAAATCCGCAATTCATTCTGGCTGCACGCAAGGTAACTTTATACACGTTATCACCCCCTTATATCGTTGCTGTACTTCCATAATAATCCGGTATTATCGAATCGTCAATACGTTTAAACAGAATTTTTTTAGTTGCAAACGGTAAAAAATTAGTTTATAACGGATATATGGTCGTAAGGACGAACATTTTAAAAGGAGATGAAAATATAACATGGCTCGACGCAAGTACACCGAAGTCGAAGAAAGATTAATGACGGAGATAGCCCTAAACCTTAAGAAAATACTAAATACAAAAAAATGGTTCCAGAAAGATCTAGCAAAAGCGGCCGATTTATCAACGAGTGTCGTATCTGATTATCTAAATGCAAAGACACTTGCCTCACCTGGGGTAATTGAAAAAATAGCCGAAGTTCTCGGAGTAGAAAAAAGTGATATTGACCCTACCTATGCAAAGCTATCTGAAAGAAAGAATCCTGCCTTAGTCCCTTTGATCGGAAATATATGCGCTGGGGATGGTATTCTTGCTAACTCTAATATCGAAGACTACGTTTGCTACCCGTTTCCATCTAAAAAACAACCCGATTTCGCTTTAGAAGTTAAAGGGGATAGCATGAAAGATGCCAGTATCGAAAATGGAGACATTGTATATTTCAAAAAAAGCGATTGGGCGGATTACAATGGTCAAATCGTCGCAGTAGTCTTTAACGATTGTAATGAGGGTATGTTAAAAAGACTAAAGTGGACTGAAGGATCACCCTTGATGACGCTAAAGCCTGACAATTCTGACTATGAAGAAAAGCAGGTACGTCCAAGTGAGATTATAGTTTGTGGGGTTTATATGGGCCATTTCAAACCATTTAAGGAGGAACAACAATAATGAACATGCTAGCATACACTTTTTTAGTACGCGCATACTTACGTGTAAGTACCGATGAACAAGCGGAAAAAGGGAATTCACTGGTCGAACAAAAAGAAAGAATAATTGCTTATTGTACAGCAATGGGATGGGCTGCACCCATTTTTTATATCGAAGAAGGATACAGCGCTAAAACGACTAACCGCCCAAAGCTGACTGAACTCTTAGAAGACGTAAAAGCGTCAAGTGAACCTGGGATTGTAATAACTACAAAGTTGGATAGGCTTTCACGCAGTTTATTCGATATTCTCGGTTTAATTAAATATTTTGATAAATATAATTATAAATATGTATCTCAAAGCGAGGCTTTTGATACTTCCACGCCAGCTGGTAGATTGGTATTACAGATGCTGGGTATGGTAGCTGAATTTGAAAGGGAACGCACATCAGAAAGAGTTAGAGAGAACATGCTTTCTCTGGCCAAAAATACGAAACGAGTTATTACCCGTCCTTGTTTCGGTTTCGATGTAATTGATGGGCAGATGGAGATTAATATTGAGGAGTCAATTATCTTGAGACGTGGAGCCGAAGCTTTATTAGCGGGCAAGCCTTCCAGAACAGTAATAAGGTCATGGAACACAAGAGGCATAAAAACAAAAGATGGGAACGAATGGCATAGTAAGACATTTAGAGAATTATATCAACGAGAAACTCTGATAGGGCAATTTGTATATAATAAAACATATAAAAAAGGAACACAGGTTATAAAAAGGGACCCCTCCGAATGGGTAATTGTAGAAGACCACCATGAGCCAATACTTGATAACGAGACATTTCAACAATTACAGGAATTATTTGCAGGCCGAAAAAGTGTTGGAAAGCACATGAGCGATGATACTTACTTATTATCAGGCTTGGTTATCTGTGGACATTGCCACTCCAAAATGAACGGAAAATTGAATCGGAGTTTTTCAAAGAAACTCAATAGAGAAAATTTACACTATCAGTATCTCTGTGACGGATATCTAAAAAAAGCAAAGTGTTTCCATCACTTCGCTAAAAGAGATGAAATAGAAGCTGTTATTATTGATCGGATCAAACAACTCTCTGTTGCTGCTCCTGATACTCTTGAATTGCTCACTTATTCCAAGACAGAAAATAGTGATACTGAAGCAGAGAAAAAGAAAATCACAAGCAGATTAGAAAAATTAGAAAAGAACATGCAGAAACAGATCGATGCTTACAACGACGATATAATAACTGCGCATGACTTAAAGTTGGCTTCTGAGAGAGCAAAAAAAGAGCGTGAGGAACTTAAAAAAACGCTGTCGGACATAGATGAGAACAAGCCTTCAAAAACAGCTGCGCAGATCGTCGAGAGATCGAAGAAGCTCCTACCGGACATAGCTTCCCCTGATCGATTAAAAGTAAAACAGGCAATCAGGGGAATTATATCAAAAATTGTTGTTGATAATGGCGAAGACATTAGCATTGTTTGGCGCGCCTAA